TCGTTTTATCGATAAACCTGTGTCAGGAAGTCAGCCGAGGTCGCAATGGGCACAAGAGGCCGCAAATCATCGGCTGAACTGACCATTCGGGCGATGTCGTCCGTCGAGACGATTCAAAGGCCTGATGCGCCTTATGATTTGACCGACGAAGAGGCCGACGAGTGGCGCGCCGTGGTCGATCGGATGCCGGCGGACTACTTCCCGCGAGAGACCCATGCGGTTTTGGGCCAGTACTGCCGGCATGTTGTCGCATCGCGCCGTGTTGCGCAACTGATCTCGCAGGCCACGTCCGACGAGGAAGTCGACGTGGATAGGCTGGATAAACTTTACAAGATGCAGGAGCGCGAGGGGCGCGCGTTCTCGGCGCTGGCTCAGCGGATGCGATTGACGCAACAGACGAACGTTCGTGTAGAGCAGGCGCGGAAGCCAAGCATGGTAAAAAAGCCGTGGGAAGCCTGACTTGGCGAAAATGAAATCCGCGAAGCCCCGGCCGGATAAAAATGAAATTCTACAAACTCGGGCTGAACGGAATATCGCGTGGGTAGAGCGGTTCCTGGTCGTACCTGAAGGCCGCATGGTTGGGCGAGCGATGACGCTCCGGCCATGGCAACGGGATATCCTGCGGGGAATTTACGATCAGCCCACGCGCCGCGCGATCATCAGTTTCGGCAGGAAGAACGGGAAAACAGCGCTTTCGGCCTGTCTTCTGCTCCTGCACCTGTGCGGGCCGGAGGCGCGGGCCAATTCGCAACTGTTCAGTGCGGCTCAGTCGCGGGATCAAGCGGCAATCCTGTTCTCGCTGGCCGCGAAAATGGTTCGCATGAACCTGGACCTAAACAGGGAAGTGACGGTTCGCGATACGGCCAAGCAACTGTTCTGCCGCGAGCTTGGGACGCTCTACCGGGCGCTTTCGGCGGACGCCTCAACGGCTTATGGCCTGTCGCCGGTGTTCGTGGTGCATGACGAATTGGGGCAGGTTAGAGGGGCACGTTCTGAACTCTATGAGGCCTTGGAGACGGCCACCGCAGCACAAGAGTCGCCGCTGTCGATCGTGATTTCTACGCAGGCGCCGACCGAGGCCGACTTGCTGTCGGTTCTGATCGACGACGCGAAGTCGGAAGCGGACGAAAAAGTCCGGCTATTTTTGTACTCGGCGCCCATGGATGCCGACCCGTTTTCGGAGGACGCCATCCGGGCCGCAAACCCGGCTTATGGAGACTTCCAGAATTCGGAAGAGGTCATGGCTATGGCGGCGGATGCCGAGCGCATGCCAAGCCGGGAAGCGGAATATCGCAATCTGATCCTGAATCAGCGCGTTGAGGTCAACAACCCGATCGTAAGCCGCGCCGTTTGGGCTGCGTGCGGCGGGGAGGTTGCCGACTTTGGAGATGCGCCGGTCTACGGCGGGCTCGACCTGTCGGAAACGCAAGACCTGACTGCTCTAGTGCTGATGGCGCCGATCGATGGCGTCTGGCACGTGAAGCCGACGTTCTGGCTGCCGGGGGATGGGTTGCGGGAGAAGGCCCGCAAGGATCGGGTGCCTTACGACGTGTGGCATTCGCAGGGCTTCCTAGAGGCCTCGCCGGGCCGCTCGGTCGAGTATGAGTTTGTGGCCGAGCATCTGCGCGGCGTGTTCGACCGGCACAAGATCGCAAAGATTGCCTTTGACCGCTGGAACTGGAAGCACCTGAAGCCGTGGTTGGTGCGGGTCGGCTTCGATGAGGAAAAGATTGAGGCTCACTTCGTCGAATTCGGGCAGGGGTTTCAGTCGATGAGCCCGGCGCTACGGACGACGGAAACGGCGCTCCTCGCCGGCAAGGTTCGGCATGGCAACCACCCGGTGCTGACGATGTGCGCGGCGAATGCGGTGGCGCAGAAGGACCCGGCCGGCAATCGGAAGCCGACGAAGGCGAAGTCGCCGGGTCGGATTGACGGGTTTGTCGCATTGACGATGGCGTTCGGCGTGGCAGGGGAGGCGCTGGAAGCCGCCCCGCAGGAGTCGGTTTACGAGGTTCTGGCGCGTCGGCGTGCGCAGGCTGCTCAAGCCAGCGCGGCATAGGCGCAAGTAGGCGCGCGAGAGGTTTCTGTACATGCTGGAGATTTTCAGCCGCCTTGCGGAACGTATCCGCGCGGCGCGACGGACAAGTGAGCCGCTGACGAGGCCAAGCGATCCGCGGGTTCGCCCTGTGGTCCGCACGGTCGCTGGCGTCAATATCACGCCTGACACGGCGATCACGGTCCCGGCTGTCTGGGCTTGCCTGCGCTACCTCTCGCAGACGGTGGCGATGCTGCCGTGGCGCGTGATGCAGGAAACGCCGAGCGGTGGCGTGCTGGCCCCGTCGCATCGGGTTGACTGGCTGATCCGCAAGCGGCCGGCCCCGGAGTGGTCGTCGTTTCAGTGGCGCGAGACGCTGACCCATTGGGCGCTCCGCTGGGGCAACGGATACGCAGAGATCGAGCGGGATGCGGCCGGGCGCCCCTTGTGGATGCACCCAATCCACCCGGAACGGGTCGAGGTCACTCGCGACTTGGTGACCGGGCAACTGGTCTATCAGATCAACAACGGGGCCGCCGGCATCGCCTATCTCGGCATGATGGACGTGTTCCACGTGCGCGGGTTTGGCGAAGGCCCGGTCGGCGTCAACGTGATGGACTACGCTGCACAGTCGATCGGCTGGGCGCGGGCTGCCCAATTGTTTGGAGCCGCATTCTTCGGAAACGGGATGAACGTGTCAGGCGTCATCCAGATGAAAAAGGCCATGTCGCCGGAAGCGCTCGACATCCTGATGGCCGAAATGGAGAAGCTATACAAAGGTCCCGGAAAGGCAAACAAGGTCGTCCCGCTCGACGCGGACATGGAATTCAAGTCGGTTCAGACCGACCCGGAAAAATCACAGTTCATTGAGACTAATCAGCATCTTGTCGAGGAAGTATGCCGCTGGTTTGGCGTCCCTCCGCACAAGGTGCAGCACCTTCTACGGGCGACGTTCTCAAACATTGAACATCAGTCGATCGAGGTTGTGACCGACTCCGTCATGCCGTGGGTAAAACGGTTTGAGGAAGAGGCAGACTTCAAGCTGTTTGGGTTTGAGAATAGGAATAGCTACTACACGAACATGGACGAGAAGGCTTTGATGCGCGGTGACGCGCAAAGCCGGTCTGCATTCTACAAAACGATGCGCGAAATTGGCGCTTATAGCGTCAACGATATCTTGCGCCGCGAAGGTGAAAACACGATTGGCCCGGAAGGCGATATTCGCGTCATGCAGGCTCAGTATGTGCCGCTTGATCGGATCGGCGCCGAGCCTGCGCCTGCAACCCCGGTTCTCCCGGCCCCAGCACAGACCCAGACGACGGAGCCCCCCGCGCCATGAGCAGCTATCGCCTCTCCGTGCGCGCCGCCGGCCGCGCTGAAATGCTTATTTACGGCGACATTGGGTCTGGATGGGTTGAAGACGGGGTAACGGCCTCTCGGGTTGCGGCTGATCTCAAGGCGGTCGGCAAGGTCTCGACGCTTGATGTCCGGATCAATTCGTATGGCGGCGACGTGTTTGAAGGTCTCGCCATTTATCGGCAGATCGTGAATTTCGACGCCAGCGTGAATGTCTTCGTGGATGGGGTCGCCGCGTCTGCAGCCTCCATCATCGCCATGGCCGGGAATAAGATAGAGATTGCTCAAGCCGGCTTTCTGATGATCCACGACGCATGGACCTTCGCGGCCGGCAACGCTGATGAGCTTCGGGCGACGGCCGAACGTCTTGACGCGACTTCCGAGGCCATGGCGTCGATTTATTCTGCCCGGACCAAGAAATCTTCGACGCAGTGTCGCGACTTGATGCGCGTCGAAACATGGATGACCGCTCAAGAGGCGGTCGACAATGGTTTTGCGGACAGCATCGCCCCGAACATGGCGATTGCTGCCAAGGCTGACCCCAAGAGGTTTGCGTTCCGAAATTTGCCGACCGTCCTGGGCCCTCGGCGCCAGGCGGCGGTATCCGCTGTGACCCAGATGCGAGCGCATCTGATCACGAAGAGGCCTGCGGCGCGGTCGGCGTAAGCGCCGCTCCGACGACCGCGTCAGGCGAAACAGGTCCGGACAGGAGTTGTCAATGGACGCTATCATCATGCAGTACCGTGAGCGGCAGGAAGAGCTTGTCGCTGACACGCAGGCAATTCTTGCTCGATCCGACGCCGAAAAGCGGGACCTCGACAACGAAGAGGCCAAGCAGATCGACGAGAATACCGCGGAATTCGATCGCCTCAAGGCCGAAATCGGGCGCCGCGAGCGTGCGATTGCGCAGGCTGGCGAACTGAATGCGTCGGCCGGTCGCCGCACTGTGGCCGATGCCGAAGCCTTCGACGACGACGCTCCCGCCCGCCCGCAGGCCCGCGGTGAGCGCGCCCGCCCGGCCGAGACCGTGCCCGAGCGCCCGCGTGCGCAGGTTCTCGGCCAGACCGCGCGGCAGTCGGCGACCTACGGGTTCCGCCACTTCGGCGAATACGTGGCGGCGGTTCGCACGGCCGGCGTTCGCGGTGGCGATGTCGATCAGCGTCTTATGGCGGCGACCGCGTCGACCTATGGGAACGAGGGCGCCGGTGGCGATGGTGGCTTTGCTGTTCCCCCGGAATACCGCGCGACCATTCTGGAGCGAGTCCTTGGCGAGGACAGTCTTCTTTCGCGCTGTGATCAGCAGACCGCATCCGGGAACTCGATGACCTATCCGTCCGACTCCACTGTTCCGTGGGGCTCTGATGGCATCCAGGCCTATTGGGAGTCTGAAGCGTCGGCCATGACGCAGACCAAGCCGAAGATCGGCGACAACACCGTTCGGCTGCACAAGCTGGCGGCTCTGGTGCCGATGACCGAGGAGCTTCTCGAAGACGCCCCTGCCATGGGCTCCTATGTGGCTCGCAACGTGGCCGAGAAAATCAACTTCAAGGTCAGCAATGCGATTGCCCGCGGCAATGGCGTCGGCCAGCCTCTTGGCTTCCTGAACTCGCCGGCCCTTGTCACCGTTGCAGCCGAGTCCGGCCAGACGGCTGACACCATCGTCGCGGCCAACGTCGTGAAGATGTACGCGGCGATGCCAAGCCGGAACCGCATGAATGCCATCTGGCTTATTCATCCGGATGCCGAGCCGCAGCTGTCGCTGATGACCCTTGGACAGATGCCGGTCTACCTGCCGCCGGGGGGCCTGTCGAACAACCCCTATGGCACGCTCTTCGGCCGGCCGGTTATCCCGCATCAGGTCTGCGAAACGGTCGGCGACGTGTTTGACATCGGCTTTGTCGACCTGTCGCAGTACCTCGCGCTGATCAAGGCTGGTGGCCTGAAGTCTCAGACCTCGATCCACCTGTGGTTCGACCAGGACTTGACGGCCTTCAAGTTCACGCTCCGCATCGGCGGTCAGCCCTGGTTGGCTTCGTCCGTGGCGTCGCGTGACGGCAGCTTCGCACTGTCGCCCTTTGTCACCCTCGCCGCGCGCTGAGGCTAGCGCGGGCGGCTAGCCGCCCGCATCCCCTTCCCCTGGTCGGAGAAAGACCAATGAACCTCAATGCGCTTTTCGCCGAACAGGCGAACGTCCACATTTTTGCGGTTAAGGACCTTCAGACCGCGACTTCTGCCACGTACGTGAGCATGAAGAACTACGAGAAGTGCACTTTCTTGGTCCTCAAGGCGATCGGGACGGCGGGTGACGACCCGACCTTCACCGTTACGCAGGCGACGGCGGTTGCCGGCACCTCGGCGAAGGCTCTGAACTTCACCAAAATCTACACCAAGCGCCATGCGTCCACCCTTCCGGGCACGTGGACGCTGGAAACGCAGTCGGCTGGCAACACGTGGTCGAGCGCGACGAACGCCGAAGAACTGTCGGTCATCGCGATCGAGTTCAACGCTGACGAGCTGGACACCGACAACGGGTTTGGCTGCGTCGGCATCGCTGTCTCGGACGTCGGCACCAACGCGCAGCTTGGCGCGGTGGCGTGCATCCTGTGGGGCAGCAAGACTAATCCGCCCCTGACCTACCTGACGGACTGACGCCATGACCCGCGTTCGCTTCACAAGGACCGTGCAATACGAGTCCGAGGGCCGCGGACGCGGTCCTGTCTACGAGGCCGGTTCGGAACACGATTTCGAACCGGCATTCGCCGATCGCTGGGTCAGGCGCAAGGCGGCAGAAATCATCAAGACGGCCGAACCCGTCGAGGAGCAAATTCCCGATGCCGATCAAGCCCCTGACCCCGGTGCAGACAGTGGCTCCGGCAACGAGCCCCGTTACGGTCGCCGAGGCAAAGGTTACACTCCGCGTCGAGCACGGGGACGATGACGGGCTTATCGAGACCCTGGTTGGCGTCGCCACCAATTATCTCGATGGGTATGCCGGCGTTCTTGGACGCTGTCTGATAAGCCAGACATGGCGAGCAGACTTTTCGGCATTCCCCGGGTGCCAGTGGGTCACGCTCCCGCTCCTCCCGGCGAGTTCCATCACGCATGTCAAATATATCGATGGAGACGGTGTCCTTCAGACCCTCTCGTCGGGATGGTACTCGCTCGTCACCAATGCGCACGGAGCGCATGTCTATCTCGATGACGATTATTCCTGGCCGGCGACCGAGGACAAGCCGAACACGGTTCAGGTAACCGCGGTCTACGGATATGGTTCGGCGGCCTCCGACGTTCCCGCTTCGCTGCGCTACGCCATCCATCTGCACGTGGCGCACCTCTACGAGGGCCGCGCCGGCAAAATCGATGATATGCCCGCCTATTCCGCGTTGGTAGCTCCCTACAAGACAAGGCGCCTCGGCTGATGCTCGGATATGGCGCCTATCAGCACCGCGTCACTTTTGAGCGGCGCGAGGCAAAGCCGGACGGTTATGGCAACGAACAGGCGGATTGGGTTCCTGTGTGGTCGTGCTCGGCTGCCTTCCGGCCGCGGTTTGGGCGTGAAGCCGTGGCGGCCGACAAGCTTGAAAGCACGGATACCGGAACCATCACGATCCGATCCTGCACTGTGGCGAGAAAGATCGACGCTTCGCACCGCGTCGGGTTCGTCAATGGCCCATACCGGGGTCGATACTACCAAATTCGCTCGATCATCCCGACCGGCGACAGCACCGAAATTGAAATGACCCTTGAACACGGAGTCGCGCTATGAGCAGCCTCAACGCCATCCTGACCGCGTGGGTGCGCGGCACCTATGCCGGGTCGAACGACCTGTCGGCCGTCCAGGCCGAGTTCAACGCCCTGTCCAAGACGGAAATCACGCTGACCCACGGCACGTCGTCGGGCAATGCCGACCGGATTTTCATGGACACGCGTACCCTTGCCGCGTCGGCCACTGAAAATCTCGATCTTGCCGGCAGCCTTGTCGATCCGCTTGGCGCGACGCTGACGTTCGTGACGATCAAGGCC